TCCCGTTTATTAGCGGCCTTCTTTTTAACTAATCGTTCTTCTATTTTATGTCTTAGATAAGCATTATCTATAATATGTTTATCTAAATAGGATATTTGATACTTCATATAAGATTTTTGTTTCTGCGCTCTCACCTTTTCTTTATTCTCAGATCTGTATTTTGCACATCTAATAGCTATTTTAACTTTGTTTAATTGATAATTACGAGCATGAATTGAACTCATGCACGCTTTACATTTATATTTTTGCTCACCACTTTTATTTTTTCCTGCTTTAATCACAGCATTTTCATATAGATTACCATGTCTTGAACAAACTTTTATGGGTGCATCTATTTTTTCTTTCAAACGATTTAATTGGATGACAGCCGTTTTCACTTCAACTAATTCATCAGGAATTTGATGCATTTTTATATTACGACCTGTAGTAAGAATACGCCGTACATAATACGGCGTAATATTTTCTTTCTCTTTTTGCCATTCTTCTGCACGTAGTTTTTTATTTTCCTCTTTTATATTTTCACAATAACCACATCGAATCATAGTTGTATTAGTCTTTTTATTAGTGACTTCTACAAAAGAATCGCCAAAAGCATAGGGATGAATCTTACAATAGTAAGAATTCTCATCTAATTTAACAATGGGGTCATTGGATAATTTAAAGTCAGACATAAAATTTATAAATCTTCATCTTCTTCTTGATTGCCAACACGGAATATAACAAGACCGCCTTTATGAATATGAAATTTAACGGCATGTGAATTAATTTGCTCAATGGCTATATCACGATCCCATTTAAATTGAATTCGTCCTGTGCCAGATTCTGCTTCTTTTCCTAATGAAAAGCCTTTGCCGGTATCTGATCGTGTTAGATAAAAACTCATTAAATCATCTGGATCATGTAGAACACATATTTTATCACCATAATTCCATTGCAACTTATCCATCACATTCATACCAATTCTGATTCTAACATCATTTATAATGTCAGGTTTCTTTTTGTCTTTAGGATAAAAGCCAATGGCAACATGATCAGGGGATAATCGCCATGTACGTTTTGATTCGATCATGACCCAATCTATTTTTGAAAACAAACTTTCAAAGCTATTTTTACGGTTTCTCATTTAAACGTCCTTACTGTAGTTAAAAAAACTTTATTTAAACCATCCGAAACCTTTAGCCATAATTGCGCCAAGTGTTCCAGATAATCCAATTATTGTAGTTAGCATAAAATAAAAGTTTATCCATAAACGATTTTCACTTTTATCTAAACGCTGTTCAATTTTATCAAAACGAATATTAATATTTTTTTCTAAATCATCAAATCTTTTCTCTATTCTTTCAAGTGATAAATGAATGTGCTCAATGATAGTTTCTAATCGAACTACTCTATTACTTAAATCAGATGCTTTCATACTTATATCCTCTTTTTTAATCTTATGCGGTGCGTTCATTCCTATTCCTTATTCCATAAAATCTTCTGTGCATGTCTTTATATGATTTTTTTTTGCTAACATTAACAATTTACGAATAGTAGGTAGCCGAGGTTTACGAATACCTTTTTCATATTGCCAGATTGCTTGTCTGCTCATTGCGATGAGTTCGCCGAATTCTTTCTGATCAAGACAGAAAGACAAGCGTATTCTTTTTATCATTTCTGAGCTTTTCATTTTAACTCCTCCTTAATATGTGCTTTATACCATCTTAAATTAATATGTCAACAAATTTACTCATAATGATTGCAAGATGCTTGACAAGCGTTAAGCATTAAGTTTAATATCGTGTACATGATGATTACAAATGAGGAAACGATAATGAATAGTAGAGATTTAAAAACTGATTTTGACTTATATAGCGAATATGGTTTAGATGGACTCTGGTATCTATATGAAAGAAAATCAGAAAAAGATATAGTATGTCAATTATGCGAAGGACAGCATGGCAATAATACTAATTGTCAAAGAAATGACCAAAGGAATGGTTAATATGAAATATCCTAATCCCATCTACAAAACCAAAAAGGTCTTAACGTATATTGCAGATCTCATCATTGATTATGACTATGATCATTACTTCGACCTTTCCGAACACGATAAAGCACAATTAGCCTCATTACTCAGCGAATCAGCGGGTAGTCAGAGTGAGCATGACTTTATCTTTGAATCAGACAATCTTGATAAAACTATTTCCTATTTTAGAAAAGCCCTGTGCGGGACTGCTATTGATGATGAAAATTTCTTAGAAGTGATTAAGAAAAATGCAATCGATTATTACGACCGATCCATGGAAGAACTGTTTAATTATGTCTGGGATCATTATCGCAGCGAGCGCAATGAATGGAGTGATGCGGTAGCTAAGAATGGTAATCCAGATGAAGCCTACGACCAACTTAAGGACAATCTATTATGAAAGATTATATGAGTGCTGCAGAGAGAATGGCATGGCCTAGAAAAAGATTAGTCAATAATGATTTAATGTGGACGATTGTGTGTTTAGGGATATTTGTATTGTATGTGTGTTTAACTAACTGAGGTGAATTATGTTTATACGAAAAGCAGAAAGAAAGAAGGCTAAACTACGCCTAGGCATTTCCGGGCCATCTGGAAGTGGTAAAACGTGGTCGGCATTAGAAATTGCAAAAGGAATGGGTGGTAAAGTAGGAATGATTGATACAGAAGCCGGACGTGGGGAATTATACGGTAGTGACTTTGATTATGACATTATCAGACTTGAAGCCCCCTATAGCCCCGATCGTTACATCGAAGCTATAAAGACATTTGAAAAAGCCGGTTACGATACCCTTATCATAGATAGCTTATCTCATGCTTGGGTTGGCGAGGGCGGTGTATTATCCATAGTTGACAAGGCTGGATCAAATAGTTTTACTCAAGGCTGGAAAGTCGGTACACCAAAGCAAAATGCATTAATTGATGCACTGGTTAATAGCAAGATGCATATTATTACTACACTCCGTGTTAAAACAGAGTATGTAGTAGAGAAAAATGATAGAGGCAAAGCAGAACCTCGCAAAGTCGGTTTAGCCCCCGTACAGCGTGATGGTCTGGAATATGAATTCACTGTATTTATGGATATCAGCAATCAGGATCATATCGCGCATATCACTAAAGACAATACCAAGATGTTTGATCAGCAATTCATTAAGCCGTCAACTGAGATGGGTGAGAAGTTAATGGAATGGTTAAATACCGGCATCAGTGAACAGGAAGCTTTTGTTAAAAACAAACTTCCCGAAATACTGGCTCATATTGCAGAAACAGAATCAGCCTCTGAATTAAAAGAATATTTCATTAAAGTCTATCGCGATTATCAAGAGCTTTATACAGAGGAGTTCAAAGCGATTACAGCTGCAAAAGACGCCCGTCGTGAGGAGTTAATGGAGACTGAGCTAGATAAGATAGATATCCCTCCACTTGTCCGTCAGCCTGAAATTCAACAAGCTAGAAGAGGAGCGATGTAATGAGTTTAAAATTATACGAAATAACAGAAAAGTATCAGCAAGTATTCAGCATGATCGATGAATACTATGATGAAAATGGCGAGATTAATCCAAAGATCTTAATGAAACTAGATGATATTGCAGAATTAGCAGAGAACAAGGCCATTGCGGTGGCCTCGTTTATCAAAAATGCAGATGCGGAACGTGCTGCAATCGAGAATGCTAAAAAAGCAATGGCAGATCGTGAAGCTAGACTTGACCGAAAAGTAAACTATCTCATGGATTATCTTAAAACGAATATGGAAGCCTGTGGGATTAGTGAGATTACTCGTTCACCTTACTTTACGATTAAGCTTAAAAAATGTCCTCTATCAGTTGATGTGATTAATGAAAAGGAATTGCCTGTTCAATATTTAAGAGTAAAAGAAGTGATTACTCCTGATAAGATCAAAATGAAAGAAGATCTCATTGCGGGTGTTCTTATTCAAGGCGCTGCTTTAAAGCAAAATACGCGAGTAGAGATTCGATGAAGAAATTTTTAGAATCGATCTTACGCGGTAGCATTATTATTGGATTGATTATTATAACGATTGCATTAGGAGTTTGTTGTCCAATATTAGTCATATTTGCACTTCTATTATTATTTTGCTGTATATGTGAATAATATTTTGTAGAATGGTTTTTCGATGATGATGTGATATGTGAAAGGAATTTTTAACAACATAAGGAGATGTAGAATGTCGTTTTCATTTGTTCCAAAAACCGATGCAGAAATTGAAGCCCTTCAGAATCAAGGATTATTAACTGAAGGGACATATCCCTTCCAAGTTAAAGCCATTGATCAACTGATTTCTAAATCAGGCAATTCAATGTTAAAAGTGAAATTATCTGTGCTTGAAAAAGACGGATCAGCTCGTATTATCTTTGATTACCTCGTTGCTATGGATACCATGATGTTTAAGATTAAACATTTTTGCGAATCTATAGGTCTTGCTGATCAATACAGTAAAGGTATGTTTGATCCACAAGAATGCATAGATCGATCAGGAATGGCTATATTAAGCATTCAAAAAGGCAATGCAAAACCAGATGGTACTGGAAATTATCCTGATAAAAACTCGATTAAAGATTATGTTAAATCAGATAAAACACAGAAAGCTGCAGACGATAAAATGCTAAATGAAGATATTCCATTCTGATGTATAGTAGAAGGCTCTCAAGCTTTGAGAGCCTTTTTCTGTCTTAATATCTTAATCGTAGGTTGTTTAGTTTCCGCTTTATGCTCCGGTAAATTCCGAATACTCCTCGTTTCTGAGGCGAACTCTCTCGCAATCTTCGGGTGTTTTGCAAACATAAACTTGGCCTGCGCCTGACTCTTGAAAGGCATTTGCTAAATCCTCCTGATGATATAAATAATTGCCTAAGCAATTAATGGCGATAGTAAATACTATGAATCCGAGAATCATCAATGGGAGCCATCCCACAATGAAGCGGTATAAGCAGTGTGATAAAAATCGGATCATATTTTTCATAAATTATCGCCTTAATTTGTTAAGCTGTAACCTGCGCTAATTCCACCTCGATTACAATTTGTCCAGTCGTATAATCTGCTGCACCACCAGAATAAACTAGATAAATTTCTGCACCTGCAGTCGAGATAGTAGAAACTGTTGCAGGAATTGGATTACCTGTACCACCCCATAATGTCCAAATTGGCGTTCCGAGTAAAGCTGCTGTAATACCTGCTTGATTAAAGACAATCGTGCCATCAGTTAAAGTTAATAATCTATCACCACCACCACCACTTAAACCTGCTGCAGCATACATCACTCTAATATTCAAAATCTTAAATTGTGAAGTACCTGAAGGTGCGGCCATAACAGCGACATGTCCTGATGTTGCTAGAGCTGCAGCAGTTGCAGTAATTGTTTTAACAAAAACTTTATTAGTTGTAGCGGTTGCTGAACTTAATGAAGAGTCAAGATTTGCAGCGAGAACGCCTGAATCAACCATTAAACCACCCGTACCAGATGCTACTGGGAAGCGACCTGTTGTAAATGGGGTCGCAGTTGCAGCAACTAATATGCGAGCTGCAGCATTAGCAGGATCAGGCAAAGACCAAGTACTAGTTTGTCCTAATGCCACATTGCTTAAAATACCATTGAAAGCACCTGAGTTGGATATTCCTGTGACAGAGAAAAATCCGGTTGCTGTTGTTGCTGGATATGAAATTAAAGAACCTGCAACTGTATCTCGCCCTGCTTGAACTGAACCATCATTAATCGCTGTACCTGTTTTATTTCCAACAGTTCCTGCGGTATCAGTTGAAACCATTAAATGATTTGCAACGGTTGCACCTGTTGCCATAACTACTTTAGTTTTAGCTGGATCAGATGGGGAATAACCTGCATCTTTAAGCTGACCTGTTGTACCATTGAAATTTGCAAAATCATTTGCAACGACTGGCAATAATACATTACCCGGATCGACCCAAGCGACTAGTGTAATAGTGGAACCTGAAAATGAAGGTAAAAACACTTCATAGGTTCCGCTCTGTGTTGCATTAGACCATGAATAAACTAAATCAATGACATCACTTGGATAGATTGTATTAGAAAGCAATGAGATTGGATTTAAATAGCCAGCAGCTGTGACAACGGCTAATGCATCCGTAGTAATGATTTTCACTCTACGTGGTAATTCAGCTACTTGACCTATTTCATCGGTTGTAATTTGTAAAATTCCCATGGTATTACTCCTTCCTTAGATTAAAAAAAAATTCCATTTAAAAAATAAATCAATTAACGCGCACGTCTTGCAAAAATACCGCCGAACATTTTAGTCGTTCCAGCAGAATAATCGGCTCTTCCTATAATATAAATAGTAGTCGTTGTAGATAGACTTAATCTAACTCCAGGTGCATTAATTCCTATCGATGACATTCCTGATGCTGCTCCTATAAAAATAGAATTATATAAAGAAGCATCGGGAAGTGCTCCTGCTGTTGCATTACTAATATAAGCTACAACTAATGTAAAACCCACCGTATCTTGAGAAAATCCAACATTTCCCCATACATCCCAATCACCAGCGGTTAAACTAATGCTAGTTAAATTTGTAGGAGTTGTATTTGCTGGATTAATAGCTGAAGCTACTGCAATAGTACTAGAAACAAATTCTCCAACTTTGCCAGCGTCCGCATTATCATTTGTTGTCGTTCCAACGATACCACCTGTCGTAGGGCTAAATGTAATACTAGAAGTTGTAAATGCTGGTAAAGTTGAACTAATAGAAGGTATACTTCCTGCGCTTGTTACAAGTACACCACTTGCAGCAGTAGCTAAGCCACTAACAGCCGTTCCATTTGCAGCATAATAAGCTAACTGATTTTGCAAACCAGAATTAACAGTACCTGTTCCAGTAGCAGATGAAGATAACCAATTAGTTCCATCCGATGTTAATACATTACCAGTAGTGCCAGCTGCTGCTGGATAGGTTGGTGTACTGTAAACATTGGATGTACCATCAGAAATTAAAATTTTCCCTGTTGTTCCCACTGTATTTGGAAAAATAGAAGTGCTCGCGATATAATTAGTGCCATCCGATATGATAACTTTTCCGGCTGTGACACTCGCATTTGGATAGGCAGGTGTTGAATAAACATTGGAAGTACCGTCAGATAAGACTAGATGTAATGCAGTTCCGACAGTATTTGGAAAAATGGATGTGCTTGCAATGTAATTAGTACCATCAGAAATAATTACCTTTCCTGCAGTTACAGATGCATTCGGATAAGCAGGTGTACTGTAAACATTATTTGTACCATCAGAAATTAAAATATGTAATGACGTACCACTGGCACTTGGATATGTAGGTGTAGACCATGTGGGTGCCACTGATGCACCTGATTGTAGTATATGACCCGCAGCTGCATTATGAGCAAGTAAAAGCAATTTAGATGCATCAGAATAAACAATACCACCATTATCAGCAGTGATATTATTATTCGTACCACCTTGCGCTAATGTGACAGGATTACTTAAATTAGAAGTAACGGATGTCCATGTTGCAGTTGATGATGTTCCAGCAGTTGAGCAAACCCATAATTTTGTGCCTGTAGTATCATAGACAAAATCATAAAGTTGTCCTGCCGTATTTCCATTTGGATCTCCTGCATGAGAAAAAGTATTTCCTGCACGATTCCATACTGCAGTACTTGATGAACCTGTAGATGTACAGATATAAATAATTTTATTTGTCGAATCAAAACATAATTGATTTGCAGTTCCTGCAACAGCACCATTCGGAGTTCCTGCATTCGTTAATGTTTTGGATAAGACATATGCCCAAAATTGAGTTGATGTGACTTTTTTACTGACAGGAGTTGTAGATATATTCTGTGATTGCGCCCATAAGTCGCCATCGACAACTGTCGTTGCAGCGGGTAAACCTGTATATTTTATATTAGCCATGATTAACATCCTTGTTATTCAATAATAAATTCGTCCCCACTTTCTGTAATAAAATTATCACCTGCTTCAGAAATTAAATGATCAGTAAGAATAGGCAAAATAGCTGCAAATACTTTAGGCTCATTAACAAATAATGAATCACATATAATGTTAAATGTAGGCCCGAAAGTAAAAAAACTACGCGACTGCATAAAGTGCAATTCCTACATCTTGAGCAGTTGAAGAATTATTATACATGCTTATCGTATCTGCTGCTTTCACTGAAAACTGAGCCGGTAATAAAAATGAATGTGTTGCTACAAATGTTGATCCTGCAGGTGGCGCTGCTGTTGTATTAAGGGCAGTCCATACATCGGCACCGGGTTCATAAGAGAAAACCGCAATCCAATCAGCTGATGTGCTTGGGACAGTAATTGAATCATTTCCACCTGATTTTAATTCAGCTGAAAACATATTATTTGATATTTGAGGTGCGAATGCATTCAATCCTTGAACGTCGCGACCAAAATCTAATTCTATATCTGATATGTTCATAATTATCTTCCCTAGTATTTAATGAACCAATTAACAAACATGTTATAAGGTCTATTTTCTGTACCACCTGTGAGCTGACTTGCAAAAGCTAAGTTAGGTGTAATAGTTGATGCTGCAGCTGTCGCTGATGCATTAGTCGAATTAGCAGCTGGAATTCCATGATAATGAGATGCCATCTGATTCACTTCAAATGAACCCGTTAAGGTGGATATCAGTAAATTATTACTGTTATAACGACTAGCAACACTAATATCCCATGTACCACTAGCATCAGTACCACGAAGAAATGCACCTCTCAAATCAGGTATTGAAAAAAATGTTGAGTTAATAGCAATTTGTGTTTTAAGTGAAACAACTGTTGCTGTATCAGTTGAAATAACAGCTACTGGAATATATTTTGATGTAGTTGGTACATTTGGCTGAGTACCTAAGCCATCCTTCGTATACCAAACTGTATAAAGTAATGTGCTTGAATGAAAATTAAAATATGATCCAGCAGCAATTGTAGATGCTGCATTAATACCAATAATATCGACTTGAAATTGACTTATTGCACTTGCCGTAATAGATGCAATATCAGTTGCAGTCATTGTGCTTATAAGTTTTACTTGAATGCCAACAAATCCGCCACCTAGAGCAGGATCTACTTCAGTTCCAGTATTATACCAAATATAAAATTTTGCAGCTGCAGTTGCAAATTGAAAATATAATCCTGCTCCTCCTGTGACTAAAGCGCCAGCGGCTTTTGTAACGCCTACAAAAGAATATTTAATTCCAGTTACATCATTTTGTGTATTTTCAGAACCTGAAGTTAAACCATTGCCTGCATTTGACATATTAAAAATAGGATTACTCGAACCTCCTAATATTGCAGTAAATGTAGAAGATCCATTTGTTCCAGCACTATAACCTAAACTGGTATTACCAGTAACTGATGTAGTAGCGCCTCCGACTAATGTAAAATTAAATCCCGTCGTACCATCAACAGGCGCAGTCTGTGCACCTGCTTTATTCGTATGAATTCTTAACTGTGTATTAACATTGGAATCACGATAACTATTAACAAAATTACTACCTGTTCCAAAAATGGATGCACCTACACCACCATCAAATAAAACATTGAATAATCGGCTATAGGGTATTCCATCTGTCGAGTAATCTAATGTATAAAATTGTGAACCATCACAAAGTAATTCACCGGGAAATGCAGTATTATAGGTTGCTGCATTTATTTTACCTATTTGTGAATGATCAAAAGTCATTCCAGTAGGTGTTAAAATAGCAGGTAAATAGAGATCTTGACCATTGTGATCAGGTGTTGGAAACCAGCCTGATGTAGATTCCGTTAATTGTTCTGCATTTGTTTGCGTAGGAAAAGTGCTTACTTTTTCATCATTGACAGTAATACAAAAATCAGTGAAAACGGCAGTCTGTGCGGCATTACCGGGTAATCGCATAATGACCTGCATATAATCGTCATCAAGTGCACCAATCGATTTTCCTGTATTTTCTCCAAAAATAATTGAAAAATTATATTTTTTAATAGTGCCATTCACTAAAGAAAATGTACCTTTGATATCTTCAGTAGTAGGAGAACCATTAGATCCATAGAATTTTCGTATCACAATCTGACAATTATTAATATCAGAGCCATTCAATGCTTCAGCTTCAAAATATAAATTATAGGGTATATCAAGTGATGCAAATTGATTCACACTTGGAAATTTTAATCGTAAATCTTTAAATGCATCCCCTGCAGGTGTTGTTGTTTGAATTTGCACTGCAAAACGAGGATTTCCAGTAGGACTCTCAGTCGTTGGATATCGAATAAAACTAACAGAATCAACAGCAGTTGATCCAATGGGTCTATCAAAAGACCAGCCACCCTGACCTATAATCGTCGATGATTGACTAATCTGATTCGCAATAAATGTATTAGCCGTACTTGCTGGCACATTATTATGAAGTAAGAATTGACCATTAGGAACGAAATTAGTCACATCTTGATTTGCTGTAATATCAGATTCAGTTAAATTAGGCCATGCTTCACGTGTGAATTGTAATACGCCTAATGAGTCATAAACTTCAATATAATAAAGTTCTATGCCACCCGGGGAATCAGGTGTGCCAGAGAAAGGGAAATAATAAGGCAAGATATCGTTATTGTTATTATCTTGAAAAGTACCTACTGCGCTGAGTGTCACAGGATTAGGAAGAGCCACATATGTATAAGGGCCACCGGGTGCAGCGCTTACTATCTGATAAACTGATTTCGGAACAGTACGAGCCTGATCTTCAAAGAAATAGATTTTTCCATTAACAAGTGGAAGCCCTGTATCTTTGTTAACAAAGTACATTTCCAGACTTGGCGCTAATACAAAATGACTATCTAGACTGGCCGCCATATTGATCACTTCCCTGTTGATTACCGTAAGCTGCATTTCCTGCAACATTCACTTTAGAAATCAGCCTTCCTAGGCTTATTCCGCGATCTTCACCTTCTTTCATCTTCGTAACTTTAGCTAACTCATCTTGCCAACGAGGATTAGTCATAAGCTCAGCGACAGCTTTATTATACCTATTCATGAAAACTTTATTAGCAAAAGTTTTAGCTAAATCCAATAATTTAAAATTACTATTTGGATGCTCTTTGGCAAGTGCTTTACCTGATACCATGGCTAGATTATCCATGAGATCAGGCATAGCGGTTCTTAAGTTAGATAAAGCTGTTTGAGCTTGTGTTGCGACTTTTGGATTAGTTGGATTAGCTAATCTATCATAAAGCATTTTATATTCTTGTGGATTTTTTAATACACGATTGTAAAAATCTTTTCCAGTAAGATCAGTTTTTGCCATTGTCTTATCAATTTCTTCTCGTGCTTGACGCATATTAGAAATATTATTGGCAGATGCATATTCAGGACTTGCTGAAGTTAGTTGAGCATTCAATCGTTTATTGACTTGTTTTAATTCACCTGCTGCAGTATTACCTACAGCCGTATCACCTTGAGATTCAATAATACCCTGAATCCCTTTTTTAGCATTATGAAGTCCTTCAACAGTATTTTCATAATTACTGATTTTATTGCTCTTAATAAAATTCTGAGTAGCTGATCCTAATTGATCCATCATACCTTGATGAGTTTTTAAATCCGTTTTTAAATCTTGAAGTTTTGCATCATATCCCGTCTGATCTCTTACAAAATAGGCTTTAGGTCTATTTGCTTGCATATCTGAAATCTCAGAATTAATCTTATTCATATTATTTTGAATTTTTAATTGAGCATCACGAGCTGGCTGAAGCGCTGCTTGATATTGAAGAGCTGTTTTAGGTGTTAATGATAAAGCTGATTTAGCAGTTCTTAAAGCTAAAGCAATTTTACTACCTTCCTCATAATTAGGAAGCGCTCTATCAATATAATCTAGAACAGGTTTCACATCGACTTTCGTATTCGCTTGACGCGCTTTATCAAATGCATATTGATAAGCCGCTGGTTCCATTGTTTGAGCTGAACTAAAAGGCAAAGCACCATTTCCCGTGCTGGGATAATTAGGCGATATTTTAGTCGAAGTATCAGCAATAGCTTTTTCTTCAGCTTGCTGACGAGCTAAAGCCCATGGATAGATAACCTTGCTTCCACTATCGCTCATAGCGGCATTATTCATCATCTGAGCGTGAATAGGACTTCCTGTAGCTTCTGCCATGTTTAATGGAATACCTTCAGCATTAGCTGCAGGAATGCGTTGTGCGGCATTTGCAGTATTGGCAGGGATCATGGCTTCTTGTGCATTACGTGCTGCCATTTCAGCAGGTGCAACAGATCGACCTCCTAATAATGCACCTGTTCCTGCACCTATTGCGGATGTAATTGCAGGATGACCAGTGAGTTGTGATGCACCATATCCACCCAATGCACCTAATGCACCACCTGTGAGATAACGTATAAATGGATTAGTAGAACCCATGGCCATCATAAGAGGAGTTGTCAAAGCTGCAAGACCGCCTCCTAAAGCTGCATTTTCTTCAGCTTGCTTATTTGTTGTATCAGGTAAAATTTTCGTACCTGTAAAACCTGCTGCAGCAGTTTTACCTACTGAACTTAATAGATCTCTTCCAATTTTTAACCCACCCGAAACTTCTGGCAATAGAGATCTAATACCGGATGGCAACATGGAAGCTATTTTAATCTCCGGTGCAGCTAACATCGTGCCATAACCGGCTATCTTTCTTAAATCATTAGTAACAGTATTTTCTTGCTTTTGCGGTTGCATTTGCTCATTTAATTTATCCCATAAAGAATTTAATCGATCATTAGGATGGGGTGCGCCTTGATTATTCAATTGCATTAATAAATGTGGATCAGATACTGCATCACCATAATTAGGTGAACTAGATCCTTGAGGCGCTGCTTGCTGAGGATTTCCCTCTAATTCAGCAAGCAAACTTGGATTAGTGACAGCTGATCCATACTGCGTCATCTTATTGGTCTCCTAGATAGGGATACCATTTACCATCTTTGAGTTTATGGAATGTTGTTCCACCAATATTTCTTACAGTTGGTGAATCTGCAGTTGGTTTAACTGTCTTATTAGTTGTTGCTGCTAATATATTACGGCCTGCCGGGGTTGATACTGCTGAAGGAGTTAATTTAATACCATGTAAAAGCGCATCCCGACCAGCTTTATCACGAGTTTTAAACGAATTATAAATCCATTTTAAACGTGCTGTATATGAATCAGGCGATTCACCGGGTGCATTCTGTAACATATCTTCTAAAGCTTCTCGATTTCCACCAGTGGCATTTAAAGCAAAATCACGAATCAATGCTTCTGAAGCTGCTTTTCGATCTGCAGTTGTTTGTTGATAAGCACTCAAATGAGGAGTATCCATATGACCGGGCATCACAAAACTACCTGCTGCTTCTAAACCTGCTTGAATAGCATGTACCATACCAAATGATTTTTCATAATTTTCTGCTAAGTTACCAAGATAAGGTGCAACACGTTGAGTCGCTAAAATAGAAGCTTGTGTAGGAGCGACATTTTTTGATTCTAAAGATGAATACATTTCACCAGTCACAGGATCTGGATAAACTGTACCTTGTCCTACACCTTTACCACCTCCTGTCATAACATTGCCAGTTTGTTGCATCTGTGAGCGAAGTCTTACATTATTTGCAACTTGTTGAGGTGACATAGGAGGAGTTTGATTAGTATTATTTGCAGCATTATTTGTAGAATTATCGTCTGTTTCAAAACCAGTATCTTTATCTGCCACAGCTTTTTGTTCTGCAGGTGATGCAACTGTATTGGTTCCATCAGGATTATAAGAATAACCACTATTAACACCACTTCCCGTAGATCCAGTTTGTTGCATGGGCGCAGGATTATTATTAGCAGGTGATTGAGATGCCATTGGAGCTGCAGCTTGATTTGCAGTCTGACTTCCTCCTCGTAATGATTTTAACCAATCAATTAATCCTCCACCGGGGCCATTTGATTGACCGGGTAAACCTACAGTCTGACTTTGATTTCCCTGACCTTGTACCATATTTAAAAGATTAGTAATTTGATCATTCGACATGCTTGCAGCAGCTGGACTGCTTAATGCTTGGGCTGCAATCTGACGTTGTAAATTCTGAGCATAAGCTTGCTTTGATGCAATATCAGCTTGTAGCGCATAAGGAGTGTATGCTGTTTTCATATTATTTTGATAATTTTCCAAACCGGATTGCAATGCTTGATGAAATGGATTCATCTGACCGGGTGTTAAAATTGGAAAATTTTCTACTGGTAATTCCATATCTCTATTCCTTTAGAGAAACATAGCCAATGTGCCTAGGCCGCCCATAATATCACCCATCTGCGTGCCTTTATTTTGATTCTGAGACGCAGCACCTGAAAAGGCTAAATTGCCTTGATTCATTAAATTATTAGCTAAAGAACCAGCCAACGTATCTGAAGCTTGATACCCTTGATTATTAATGCCTTGCATGCCGCTCAATCCAGTATTCAATAATCCTTGATTACCTTGCAAACCTGTTGAGAATATATTCTGATTACCTTGCAATCCAGTTGAAAACATATTCTGATTGCCTTGTAATCCAGTATTATATAGACCCATTGCATGATTAAGATAATTCTGAAAATCTTGACTTGCAAGACCGGATGCCATCGTCGCTGCTTGTTGCTGATGCTGAGGTGATCCCTGCATTCCACCCGCTGCAGCTGCATTATCAGCGGCATTCATGCCTTGGCTTAAATTCCAATTGTAACCCGGAGAACTTTGATATCCGCCAGCTATTGAATTGTATTTAGCTGCAGGATTATTCATTAAATCATTATATTGATTTTGAACGCCACCGTATTGACCTTGCATAGCATTATATTGATTTTGCAGAGCCGGATATTGACCTTGCATGGTATTAAATTGATTTTGGAGTCCGGGATAGTTCCCCATCATGCCACTGAATTGACCTTGCAATTGAGGCAATGCACTTTGACCAGCATTAATGTAAGGATTAAAATAAGGAGAAATCTGACCCGGAATTTGGGCGAACGAACCTTTAGCAGCATCATAAGGGTTATTACCACCACCCATTAACATGCCACCTGCACCAGCTCCTATTCCACCCAGTGCTGATCCAATACCAAACTTAGTTAAACTATCCATAGTCACATCCTTGTAAACTATTTAGAGCCTACAACGTTACTATAACGTGGAAGGTTCCATCATTTAATCTTACCTTTAATTTGTTAGTAAAGGAATCATAAATCAACGTGCCATTTTCTGCATCTGCCTGAATCTGTGTTATCTGACCACCTGCTGCAGGCGGTGTGACAGATGTATTTTCAGATGATAAAGTCGGTACCACTAATCCTTCATTACCTGCATTTTTTTGTAGCTCACTCGTCAACTGCTGAAAAAAATAATAACTATCATCAGTTGCTATCCCATTGCGATCTGTTAATGCACCGAATGAAAAATTAGGTATTTTCATTGGAATAAACTCACAACACCATTTGTTATGACAAACCGACCTAATCCCCAGAATCGAAACTGGGCTGTAAAATCATTAGCGGCACCTAAATTCCAATAATTTAAACGATTCTTTCTTATTCCTTCCTGATTTAATATCTTTGTCCAAGTCGAACCAAAACTCTCTCCGCCGTTTTTAGAAATAGACAAAGCGACAGTTGCAGGAATTGTGAAAACAAATTTATCAGATTCAGTCCCCTCTAATTGATCACCTGCCTCAGTTATAAAATCATCTCCGGCTTCTGATATAAAATCAAAATCAGTCGTTTCGACTAATCCACCCGGATCAGGAACGGTGGGGCCATTCCCTTGCTCAATTGTAAAAGTGAGATTATTCACTGAAAACCGAGATGCATCTGTTAAACGCATGGGTCTACAGATTCTAATTCTGGGTATTTCAACACCATCATAATTTGTATATTTTGTATTCAATTCATATAAGTTACCGTCATTAAAACTGACGAAATAATAACTATCATTAAAAAATGCGACTCGTTTTGCGATATGAGAATTAAGAAATTCATCACTCAATGTAAAAAATAGCTTACTATTAAAATCATAAACATAGGTTACATTATCATCAGGAAATGTAATTTGATAAAGTATATGACCGTCTTGCCTGAATAAAAACCCATATGAATTAGAAGGATTTTTTAATTGCGCTAATCTAAAATCAATACCATCTGTAGAAATTTTAGTAGCGTCTCCTCCAGTTGTATACATGATAGCAGGGCCTGATTTTTCATTTGCAGCAAGCCAGACAATAAGAGTTTCATTAAATGCAATTGTTGCAGGATTAAGACAACCATAATCAATATTTAAATTATTATTTCTGAGATAGGGAAATAAGGTTGCTCCTATATCCTGCCAAGGCTCAATAACAGTATTCCCAAAAACAAATAACAAATTGCCTCGACCGGGAAATCGCTGAGCACCGACAACGGTGTCAGGTTTTGTTTGTAACAAGCCCACATGCTGAGAATCATTAGGCCAAGTAAGACCATCACCATCTTTGCTTAACCTCCATTGATTTGTTCCAGTCGATGCAGCAATAAATCTTCCATTTTGAAATGAAATATAACCCGGAATAAAATCAATAGTCGCTGTAGTAAATACAGACGTGACCCAGTTATAAATATAGATATTCTGAAGATCGCAAATCGCTATTTGATTGACATTATTTTCATCAATAAAGACATCACCGATGAATGTTGCAATCGTTCCAACTGGTGTGACTGAAATATTGTTTGAAACAGAATATACGATATTATCAATAACAATGATCATATGCTTAAATCGAGTGCTCGAATATATAGCACGACCTTGACCATCTTCAATAATTTCCGCGACTTTCTTATGTCCTGCATAGGGCACAAGAAAATTATCAGAAATAATCATATTATACGTTTCTTCAATACTGATTTTTGGATAACGACCGAATTTCGTAGAACCTACAATATCAAGCGGATACTGAGTAAATGCAGGAGAGCGACCTTTCATTATAGAGGTCTCCAACCTTTCCCAAGATTGACGTCAGCCCATGTGAGTGCAGTATTGTTACCAAGGGATGATACTTTACCAATAGTTAGATCAGGAGGACTTACATCTGTCACTGCTGATTCAAGCTCTTCAAGCTCATTCATTGTTTGAGCTTGCATCGGAATACCATATTCAGAACATATACGTTGAGCTAAGCGATAACGTAAATAATCAATATAATATTCATCATAAATTAATTCTAAATCTTGATTAAGTGCGACATTTGCAAAACCAAATTTACCCCAAATTTTTATAGGATAATTCGTATTAGGTACAAAATAGAGAAAAATATTCGATCCATTTAAAGTACGTTCCGAATGCCAATTAAAAGGAAGTGATTGAATATTATCAACGCGGCCAGAACCAAAATACGGTTTTCTAGATTGAGCCATGGTTGAATAACGAACCGGGCCAATATTAAACGTGAGAGTTTCAGCATTGACTAGATTAGGAACAAAATATTGTTCTTGTCCTACGACTGCATTAAAATCGAATTCATTGTAATAAGGAATAACACGTGTATTAGCAGACTTTAACGATAACAGAGCATTTAGGAATACGAGGCCATCTTCAAGTTGCTGGCCACTGACCTGCTCTAATTCACGGCTTACTACTTGTGATAAGTAGTAAGCACGCGTAATTAACTCTGTTACCGTGTAAGCCATAGTGAGTCATCCTTACATCACCTTACAAATTCATGTCATAGCCCATCACTTTCACACCAGTTAAAGTGCCTGCACTAATTTTGTAGCTCACTTTAGGAACTGAAGAAACAGTTAATGGTTTAATCGAGAATGTGCCATCTTGAATTGCTGTAGTGATTGCGGTATTGACAAGATAATCACCAGTTGCACCAGCTGGCGTGAAATCTAAGATATCACCCGCTGCATTTGGATCCCATATATAATAAACAGTTACTTTTCCATAATTACTGACAGGAACACCGGTTGAAAAATCCATCGCAGAATAAGTAGCTGAAGTACCAGAATCTGTCACAGTAACAGCAATCGGTGCATCCCACTCGAAAAAGCGATTGGTGCTATTGTTATTAGTTTCATAGAACTTCAAAAGGAATGCAGATCCATCTGTTTTTACAGATCCAATACATCTAATGGAATCATATCCAAAAGGAAGTGTAGGAGCTGTAGCACTTAAAGATGCAATAGTTGCAGTTGCATTTTTATTGCTGGAATCTGCAATGATAAAAATGTAGTACCAAGTAGTTGCTGCAATTGTACCGACATCAATACCATTAGCGCCTTTAACAGAAAAATTCAGTGTAGTCGCAGCATTCGCTGTTCCAGTGCCTTCATTAAGATAATCACCCAGTATCATATCAACCAAATTATTAGAATCACGCGCTTGACCTGCAGCAATATCAAGTTTTGTGTGAGGGGTTGTACCATTATTGCTAATGATAAGCCCATTAATATAAAGTGAAGCTCCATTTACGATCGGATCTAGCTGGCTCATAGTATTCATCCTTTAAAATATGTTAATCAAATAAGGGCGGCGATTAAGGTCACTCCTTAATCGCCGTGAGGGGCCCTATTAACTCAGTGGGAACGCCATACGCATGGAATATTCAGGTACAAGTACTGAACCCCATGTGCAATCGTGAATCATACCCATTTGGTTCTGACCGAAGAGTGAACCGTATGTCATACGCAAAGACACACCAGTATCAGAATCGTATTCAGCAGAAGTTGGGAATGGATATTGATCAGGTAGTCTTGGCATAGCCATGTACAATGCATTGCCACCCACGACCAATCCACATCTGTGGGAAGGTAAAGGTGTTGCAGTCATACCAGCTACGATATTGCGGCTGATATTTTGATTACCGCCCGCAGTTGATTGAAGAGTAGGTGTTATATTAATAACAACAGTACCTGCAACAGTTGCAGCATCAGCAGTTGCTCTGACTTGTACAGGTTGATTGGAAATAGTATGTCCGATGAAAGTTAAATAACGGATATTGGCTTGACCGGCTACACCATCGTTAAATTGAATTAAATCACCTGATTTAATTGCATTTGCATCAGTTCCACTGGTAGGTTCTGTGAATGTAATTTGGGTAATTGCTGCACCTGTTGGATCATTGGTGCTAACCACTGTCATCACATTATTAGGCGCTGCCGTATCACCAATGGTTCCAGCTGTATGAATAGGCAATAAGTTAGACTGATAATACATGACAGGAGGAGTCCCAAACTTTCCGACTTCCCAAGACATTGCAATTTCATTATTGCGATCTGGTGCAAATTGATTTAAACCAGAACCGACAATAGCGGGAACGATGGTATCAGGCAGATAAACTTTAATGCCTTCTTTAACCGCACCGTAGTTTTTGAAATTTGCAATCATCTGTGCTAATTGCTGGAAAGAATTGATAGCCGTTGTTCCATTTCCGAAGAAACGATAAGGGCCTGATTCTGTATGCAATGCACCTGTTGGAACAGTTTGACCATTGACAACGGTATTCACTGGTACATGTGAATTTGCATTCAATGCTAAATTCGCTTCAGTATTTGCACCCATTTCAGCTGTTGCAGAACGACCGAATTGCTCCATATAGGATTCAGTGTCTTTTTCAACGTTAAAGATACGATCTTGAGCAGTAAACGCATAGGATGTGTTAGTTGCTTGATCGCAAGTCAGTGGTAATACGCGCTGAACTGCAGGTTGGAAACTTGCAACTAAACCTGCGGCAGTTGTAAAACGAGGAGGCAAGTCGAACGTCACTGTACTGCCTAAATTCGCGGTTATCTTATCGAAATCTTTAAACTTTGTATTAGCTGTGGAAATAAAACAATTGAGGTTTTCAAGCAATGCAAGTGCTGAGCGTTGGTACGTTTGCACCTGTTGCAAAATATTTGTCGGTAATGCCATGATACATTTCTCCAAAAATAAAAAATCCATTTTTTATCGGAGATAATGACTCAACTATTTGGGTGGCTAACCTCTAGCCCATGACTTACGCCGCAAATCCCGAACAGAGTTCGAGCCATTATCCGTTCCAACCGCAGAAGGTTTTACTTGGCTTAATGGCTCAGCTATATCGGGTGCTTTTGAAGAGTCCTGATTCGTTTTAATGGAATCAGTTAATTTCTTCATTTCATATTTGGCGAGATCGGGATTGACGTACGCAAGCGTCGTTAACGTGGCAACCTTACCGGGATTCCGTCCCAGTTCGTACATCACATCCCCTGCCATCCCTGACTCTGCGGCAAGTTGAACGACATGAGGTATGTTCTTCAAGTCACCCAAATTACCAACAGTCTCGTCAAAATCAGAATACTTACTCTTTGCTGTACCCATCTGATTTGCAAAGTTAGACAATACATTATGTACTGCTGCCATATGAGTTTGCTTTTGATGCTCGTCGGCAATCATTTGCCTAACGTGATCTTCCGTGACCTGCGGCATACCACCCATACTTTGCGCGACAGGCGTCGCTGCTTGTGGAGGTGTTGCAGCTTGAGCATCTCTTAAGCCTTTCGTATAAGCTTCATGCTTACTACGACCGACTAACTCATTTACTTCACTTTGCTTTAATAGTTTCTCAGAGGACGCATCCTGCGAACCTGAAGAACTTTCCGATGGAGCTGTATTCTGAACTTGCATCCCTTCAGCTAAATCCATTAGCTCATCCTTCCTTAGACTGTTGCCCGCGTCACGGTGTTGCCACGTTTTTTTCGCTGTGTGTCAGCGATCATTTTACCGGATGAATCCGTAACTTTAGACTAACAATAATAATCAAAATGTGTCAATACTACTCAGGCGTATTTATTTCACTTATATTTTCATCCACTGGGTTTACAAGTTCTTTTCTAAGTGGAACATTAGACATCATTGTCTGACACCAATGAACTGCTTCTTCGCACTTTGTAATGACCATAGAGCCGGGACGAGAAGGCTCAAAGAGATCTACGATATTTAATATTTCATTAATATGTAAAACGACATTTTGAATTTTTTCAAGATGCGCCATTTCCATTTCTTTTTTCTCTAACATGTACTACTCCTTAAGTTAAATTAAATCCTGCAATTGATCTGATCTTGAAGGATGTCTAAGCCTACGTAGTGCTTGAGACTCAATTCGTCTTATATTCTCACGACTACAACCAAATTCATCACTAATGTCTTGGTATGTATGCTCTTTACCATCATCTAAACCAAATCTAAGAGACAATATCTTTTTTTCTCGAATAGGTAAAGTCTCTAGTGCTTTTTTTAATAATTTATTTTTTTGATCTTCAAAAACATGATCTTCTAATAATAGAGGCTGATTATTTTGATCTATCATACATTTTACTTCAGCTTCATTCACTTTAAGACAATATTTATTATTTTTAATAGCCATCGACATTTGCGTATCTGTAAATAAATCTTCAGGAGAGCAACCTAAAACATCCGCTGTTTTTATGATATGAAATCTAAATTTTCCGTTAGACATGAGGGGTGATAACTTCATAGCAATTATTTCATTAATTCTTGATTGACTGATTTTATTTATCCTACAAAATTCACCAATCGTTTTATAACCTGCTCCTTCAATCCGTTCTATAAATAAATTATTTCTAATCTTAACATCCACTCTGTATTCATGATTTATAGACATACTGTCCTTTTGTATTATCTGATATAACGATTAATGAGGGTCTTTTCTTGAAATTATTTATTCTGCAGGCACAACAAATAGATTCTATCCATAAAGGCATACCGCGATGACAGGGGCAATGACAGCTTGTCGTAAACCCCAAGTCAATCGCGGTATTTCCGGTAAAGTCAGAACAATTCATTTATTCAAACCTTTAAGAGTTTTAGCAAAACGTGCACGTTGACCTTCTTTTCCTCCCTTCTTAGCAGCTGCATTAAGTTTAGCTTCAGGGATTTTTTTACCCATTGGCACACCTAGCTCTTTATGCAACGCGCCCGGCTTCTTGATTGCTTTCTGTATAAACTTCTTGTCTGCCATCTTCTTTCTCCTTTTGGTTAATTTTTTCCAAACACGCATTAATCGAGATTTCAAGCATGTCCGCAATTTGATGCAACGTATTTTTTTTAAAAATATCGGCATCCAATGCGATATGCGCCGCGCTTTTTTCTTTGTCTGTTTCTTCGTCATCCCAGAAATATAAAGCAATTGCATGATCCTTCCTTCCAAAAATGTATAAATAATCTACTTTACACTGAAGCATCTTTTCTGGCCTCTGTCATTTCATGCATTAATTTCTTTTCATCAAGCTCATGAGTTTTTTCACTCATGCCGTGAGAATGCGCCATATCTGCATGTTTGATCGCAAGATCAACTGCAGCACGCGTTTCCTCAGCTTGTGATCTTGATTCCGCTACTTGTTGTTCCGCTTTTGCATTATTCATCTCAGCAAGCACTTTCACAAAATCAATATCTACCTGTTGCTTATTAATTGCAACCTGTGCTGCTTTCAATTGATTTTCCTGAGCATCTTGCTGACCTTGCATCTGAATCTTCATTTGCTCATTTTTCGCTTTAAGTACCATCGGATCGTTTTGCATTTGCTGTTGCTGCATTTGTTGCTGTTGTTCTTGCTGTTTCTGCATTTCCTGCATAAATTCATCCGCTAGTTCTTTAAGCTGCTCAGAACCTTTGATTTCAAAATTATCGATAATAACTTTGAGACCTTTCGCATTAATGAATTGCTGGAAGATAGGTGAGACCTGCGTCATAGCGATAATTTGTTGCAAAGCACGTGATTTTTGCACTGCAAAATTGACACCGGCTTCTACTTTGACGGATAAGGCATTTTGATCATAATTAATATCAATACCACCTTGTTGATTAATCTTTTGATAATCACGAGAACCATCAGGTTTAATAATAGGAATGGTTCGTGCTGTCATATAATATTTTGGAATCAGATCAACTATTATGCGAGCTACTTGTGATAATGCTTGCAAGAAACCTACAACATAGGGCATCGCTGTTGCATTGCTTTGCGTTGCACCCTCAATGATTGCAGTCCCTGATAATTGATTATCATTGATACCGAGAGATGCGTCATACGATCCTAAAATGGATTGCGCCATTTGATCAGTAACTGTGAAACTTGACATGACTTCAGCAGGTGCGCCAACTCGTGCCACTTCCCGAATGGGTGATGGAATAGGCACTTTTGGATCATTTTCTTTAAATGCTTTAAAGACCAGCGTATTAGCAATCTGAACATTGGTATATGCATCTAAATAGGCTTGTTCATCAGGTAATGCCTCTTTAGCTACAATGAATTTATGCTGCACCATATTTTCAAGTTCATTCGCAAGTGTCTGACCTGCAAAGTTTTTAAGTTGCTGCATTCCCTTTGCATGATAAACATAAGGCCGTGTCTTTTGAATGAATGAACCTGTATCACCATGACGCATCACAATTGAATTTCCATCGACAAAAATAATGGGTAATTGCGGATAATTAGTTTCGATATATTCCAGCAAGTGATTTTGAATAAAACGATAACGACAAATAGTTTCTATATCAGTCCATCGAGGTTTACCCTTAACAGCGGGCGCTTGTTCAATAATAGTAGGATCAGAATTCCAACGTTGTAGAAAATCTTCATAATCATCGATTGTCATGACTTTGCCATTGACTAATTCGACTATTTTCTTTCTGCGTTTTTTCTTTTCATAAAAATCGCAAATGAGTAATATATCTTCTTGATTATTGGCGTATGACCAATTAAATCCTTCCACATTACGTGTAAAATTAATTTCTCTTAAATCAATATCGGGATATTCATCTTCAAACTCTTCTTTCGATTTTGGAAATAACTCAAAGCAGAAACGACCATCGCCTTTATGCGGTTCACGTGCCAATGGATCAAAGCCCACCAGCGTGGGATCGTAGACACGTTCAAAGCGTATAATCTGATTCATGCTCATGGAATGAGCATATTCTGTCCATACTTTGATTGCTGAATAGCCTCCACTCAGGAGATCTGTATAAACATTATACTCACAACCATTCTTATTTGCATCGAAGAGAATATGACGCAAATGAGCACCAACGAGTTCAATAGTCTGGCTATCGATTTGCGCCCCATCATCAGCCATGACGACAATAGAAGGTTCTTGCTTTGCAAATTCACCACGTAATCGTGAGATATACGCTTCGAGAATATTGAACTCAATTTCAGGTTTTTTTAAGGTAGAAAGCACCATTTTGTCATCCTCAGTAAGTGAGGTGTCAAAAACAAAACGGCGAAAATCATTGAAAGTTTTATAGTTGGGTTGCCAGTAACTGTACGCATTCTTTACTGACTTCATTATACGAGGTAATTGATCTACATATTTCTTTGCTACTTCTGGCATGACTGAAATCCTTTTCAGTGTCATTGTTAAAAAGCATCGCTACAAACCCGCATAACGCTTACTTCTTAATTGGAGAACGCGATGAAATGCGCCCATTATCCCCCGCGCTACACGCTCGTCCTCTTGGACTTTACCGGGGGTTTGTGACAATATTACATTGTCTATAATGCCTAACTTTACACCATCATACAAAGTATCTGCAATATCATCATGACGATGTGTATCATTAGCCGTGATCTTTCTCATGTGTTCCAATACCATCACCGTATGCTTACCATCGGACGGCAATGAAACTTGCTTACTCGCAATAATAGGTTGTATCTCTAAAAACCGTGTTGTCTTATTACCAGAGAGCTTTGTACGCTCCACATCCATCATGGTAAGACCACGAATATTCTTAAGGACTGATGCCAGAGTCACACCTGTGCTCTTTCTCTCAACTGCCGCAATGCGTGGCTTAATCCGGTGACGCATACAGGATGCATAAAAAGCTAAAAACTCTTTCTCCAAATCTTTAGGTTCAATACGAAGCTCTAAACAATCGATCCAATGCAAGGCCAATATGTCACTCTCTATATCACCATGCGCAATTTTATAGATACCGAAGAAACTGAATACGGTAGCATCGTTATAATCTTTCGAGGTTTCAGCAGTGTCAGCCGTAATGAATGTCGCAATAATATTAGGCTCATCATCCATCTGAAAGAACCATTCAGGTTTGAAGATACCGCCTCCTGCAGGGAGTGGATCTTGCTGGTATTGTGAAGAAAATACATAGGGCATTGTTTCCTGCATATTACGCAGCATCGTCACACTATGCATTTCAGGATGTAAGGCATTTCCAGCCCCATCAAGCGCCGGTATGACAATCGTCTCCCAATCACCTGACTTGATTAAATTTGCAGCCAGATCATCCTCATGAAGCCGTTGGCCGATGAATATGATCGGTGTGCTCTCTGGATCATTCAGACGGGATTGCAGTGTATTGAAATACCATTCATTCACCGTTTTACGCATCGTGTCAGAACTGACTTCAGATGGTTTATGAATATCATCAATAACAATGCAGCCACCAAAACGATTACTGCCTTTGATACCTGCACCACGACCTGTTATTTCACCATCCGCACCAGCCGCGTAGACACTGCCCCCGAGCGATGTTTCAAAGTTGCCTTGCGCTGCCGTGTCACCCGATAAAGCTACATCAAACAAATCCCGATATTCATTCATAGCGACAATCTGACGAATGGTCTTTGTTTGTTTTTTGGCTAAACCCAATGAATAGGAGACATAGAGAAAATTAGAATCAGGATATTGAGATAATGCCCATGCGACAAATTCAATGAGCAGCTCAGTCTTACCATAGCGAGGTGGCACATTGATCATCAGGCGTTTTGTTTCGCCCTTGATGACTTTAACCAAAGCCCTACAGATAGTCAGATAATGACTCTCTCGCCCTACAGGCTGTGATAAATCAAACCGTCTACCCGTTCGAAGGTAATAAAAATCTTGGGTAAATGCCAAGAGTGAACGCTGTAAACGATCCCTCTCCGTGGATGCGTCTTTCAATTTAACTTCCTTGTTAAACTTTAATTTGGTGATACATGCAGGATTTGAACCTGCGACTATGGGATTATAGATGCTATACCATCAATCTCATAGTTTAGAATAGATAGGTTTAAGCCGCCCAGAGATGTAAAAAAATAGAATCAACAGTGCCTCGAATATCCGCACCTCCTTTATTTAAATACATTGCCTCCTTCTTTTTACTCACCCAATGTATCAATTTAAATCAAGTGGCCTACTTTCAGTTATTAGCTAATAGCTGGACGTCTCAACTTATCCTCGGCCATAAACTTTCTGGCATGGCTGGACTCGAACCAGCACTGAGCACCTTAACAGGATGCCGCATTACCTTTATGCTACATGCCAATTTTCATAACCATATTGTTAACTCCAACAAAATGGAAGGCAGTCGGCCAGAATTGCACTGGCTATGTACAGATTACAACTACGACGCGGGTACTGTACTGCAAGTTTCTAGCGTGTCACTGTCCACGCCGCGACTGCCATTATTCCAACTCTTTCAATCGCTTCATAATTTCATCACTGTGGATCGGGGTCAAGTTATTTTGCTCACAACTCACATTAAAATAATTAGGATCATTCTCTTCATGAAAAAATTTTGAAAATTGAACAGGGCCTTTATCTGTTTTAATTTCCATCATATGAAATACATTTCTTCTAACATGCTTACTATGCAAATGTCCGTGTAGATTTAAAAAAAATCGTGATCCTAATAAAGTAGGATGAATTGGCATATGACTTAATATACAATTTTTCCAATAAGTCACACCAAATACTTTATTAAAATACTGCAAATAATCGCTGCAAGGGTATAGATCATGATTTCCCAGGATAAGCCTTTTTTTCCCATGAAGTCGAGTAGCAATGCTAAGGTTATGTTTACCAAAACAAAAATCACCAAGATGGTAAATAGTATCATGGGGATGGACGACTGAGTTCCAACGCATAATGAGTTCTTCATTCATTCTCTCTATTGTTTCAAAGGGACGCGCTTCTTTCTCATATTCAAGAATATTACTATGGCCAAAATGTGTGTCACTCGTAAACCACGTTTCCATTAAAAGCACCCTTGTTGTCGCATTACGGGTTCCGCTCTTAACCATAACTCAATCAATGTATTTTTCATTGTTTGAGTTATACTGATGAACTCATCTTTTGGTAATCGCTCATTGAGCCATACCATCATTTTTTCCATCTCACGATCACAAAATTCGCCATACTCTTTTTCAGCTTCATCCTGATCACCATGCGCCATACCAGCAAGCACCATATCACCACATTCAGGGCAATGATACATACCGATTGGGCCTATTGTTAAAGTCGGATCATGCTTGCATTTCATCTTTTAGCCCTTATTATTCTTTTCAGTAAAATGATTTGTCTTTTTAATTCACAGATCTCAGGTGTTGCATCTTTGTGAAATCGTAATACTTTTTTAACATATGAATCATGAAATGATTCTTTTATTACCTTATACCTATTTAGACTTCTTTTATTATTTTTCTCTTTAAAACAAGGATCATCTTTTTTTCTTTCATACATAGCCTTAGCGACTATTAATCTGCGTTCATGATAATTTTTATCGTACATCCTACGTTTTTCTAAAAAATCAGGTTTAAGTCTTCTTTTTCTGGATAGTTCTTTTCTTTTACCGCTTAATGTCTGTTTTTGTTGATACTCTCTTCTACATATGACACAATTTTTATATTCTCGACCATATTTTTTATCTATTCTTATATCTTCTGGCTTTAAATCACCGTGTTTTTTGCAACGCTTACTGATCATCGATAAATCTCGTGGGTTCAACATCAGGATTTATTTTTTTAAATGTCTCCTCAGATACTTCACGACTGCAACCTAAATCTCTGATAAAAATTCCACTTCCTATAGATTCATTAGAAGCCGCATTCGTTTGAAACCATATTCTGATAAAATGCATCCAGTCAGACCGGCATCGCTTGCAAACAAATAAAGCAAATGATCCATCTGTTTTTATCATAAAAGGTAATTCAAGTTCGCTCATATCATATCCACATGACATGAATAACGTTCTTAATTCATCGTCTTCTGTATCACAGCGTTGGCATTTGTCAATCATCAATAACCTCTGTTTGAAATAAATCTTCAATCAATATCCTAAAATCCACTATAGCTATCGCTTTATGAGAAAATGAAGACTTTAAGTCTTTTGGCGCTTCAGTATAAAGTCTGGCATAATTTTCAGCTTGCTCTCTGCAATAGAATATTATTTTATTAATCGCATCATTAAAGCCTTTATTATATTCATCAGACATTGTGTTTATCCCATATATAAATACAATTATGACTTTGGTTTTTAGCACGAGATAGAATCCATGGTTCCTGAATAACTTCATGCCCTATTTTAAGAATAGGTTTAGTGCCATGCACATCGATATTACCGATAATGATAAAAGTATCAATCAGATCTAATATCTTCGCCTCTTTAATACCTTCTGGATTACTGCAGTAAACTTGCTGAGTTGGTGAGTGAGATGTAATCCATGATGCTACAACCACTTTTGGTTGATATTTTATCACTGCATCGAGCGCATCAATCTTCTCCACATCAGGCGGATATGTAATTGCAGGTTGTCCCATGGCCTCATATATCATCTTAATAAGAGGATCTGTCTGTTGATAGGAGTCTGTCATCTTAATACCGAGATGATATCCAAGATCGCCCGCTCCAGCTCCTATCTCGATTACAGAGCGCCCATGAATCAGCATTTTAATATAATCGACTAATTCAATCGTAGGTAAGCCATAACGCGCATAATAATGACAAAATAGTCTTAAATCGTTCCACTTATATTTTTTATAATGTTCTGCGTGAAACAATTTTAAACGATTGCTCTCTAATAATTCAGGACTAAGATCTGTTATGCCATCAGTGGGGATGAATTGTGTTGTGATATTTGACTTCATCAGTTTCTCCTCTAATCACGCTCATTCTGAGACAGAAATGGCCTAATGATTTAAAAGATTCACCTAAGTGTTTAGTTAAATCAACATCGGGTGGTGATCTTTTACTTACTATCGTCATCAAATGAGAAATAGATTCTATCAATAAACTCAACAACTCATTATCCTCTTCATTAATTTCTACTTTGTGCATTAGCTAAACATCTCCATTTTTATTATTAGTTTTTATATGCTCAACGCCTTTGCCATGACAAGCTTTACAAGGCCTGAATTTATCTCGTCCTCTGCAGCAACGACAAGTCATATATGTTTGAGGTACACGCATCTCGCCACTGCCACCGCATTGCGTACAGACATCGATCATCATTTAATATTTCCCCATTTTCCATATCCAATAAACGACTCTAAAGAATCGATATAATAAAATGGCTAATGCGCTTAATGCAAAGGAAATGAGTATAGTCTCGATCATTGTGGATACTCCGGTAACGGCATCCAATGCGTGACTGTAACTAATTTATTAAGTGTGACAGTTGAATAAAACATATAGCAATGTGTCCAGTATCCTTTTTCTCTGTGCCCCATCATCATTGTTTTTTTCCCATGATCATTCATGCAAAAATATAAAACTTCTTCAAAATCGTCAGGTAACTTATCATCAACTGATATCCATTCACTCATTTCTTTATCTCTATTTTAATCGCTATTTTGTGTAAATCTGACCTTATATCGCTTAATACAAATAAATTAAGCAATAGGATTAAAGCAGTAATTAAACCAAATACGTCGTTATCCAATTTAACTCTCCACATATTCATTCTCGATCAGATAAATAAGCATTTTAGCACGTGCATCCGCTTCTGTGAATTCATCACCATTATCCATGAAATGTATTTCACAGGTCTTTTCCATGTTCTCATAACAAACATATTTATCGCTATCCATGGTTATGAAATAATTTTCAGCTCTTATTTTTATTAGATCAGGTAATAATTCACCTAGTTCTGCAACTGAAAATGCTGATATGACTTCATAATCATCATCTGAACCTTTGTAATAAGATAAACTCCATTCAGGCGTTATATAAGATGATCCTCTAATGGGTACCCAGCGTCGCCAATAAAAGATGCTCTCTTGATTAATCTTAAGCTCTTTTAAACGCTTTGCTAATTCAAGTGAGCAAACCTGTTCTTCTAATTTCATGGTATATCCATCATTTTATTTTCAAGGAGATAAATCAGCATTTCAGCTAAACAATCAGCCAGTGTGCTGGCATGTGACTTAGCAGGACTTGGCACTTCAAAGAAAGGATTATTAATCTCTTTTCCCTCGATCGAGCTACAGACATATTTAGCACAGTATCGAATATCTTTATAAGTTCTTTTGTCTATACGTAGATAATAATAATCATGAGGCTTAAACAGGTTGTAATAAATAAAAGCAGGTAATAAATCTAATAACTCATCCGATGTATAGGCTGGGATATGTTCACCACACGGGATCATGGTAATAGCATGATCTACGATTTGCTCATCAGAGAATGACTTATAGTTAAAAGAATGGTAATACAAACAGTCTTTTTTACCTATTAATGTAAATAGTTTATTTGCATTATCAATAGAACAGACTTGATCTTCTAGATTCATAATTTACTTTTTATCTCTTTTAATGTAAGGAATATAGCATATAGTGCTGCAAATACTAACAGCTGAAACATATCCCATTTAAATATAAACGCTATTATCCATGCAAATATAAAAGAAATTAACCATGTAAGCATATTTTTTACTCAATGAGTTTGGGGTATTGGATCAGGTTGCTCTACTTCTGCGATTTTCTCTTTTATCTGCCTTAACATGTCTTTTGATGCAATTTGCATAAAACGACCTTTTTCAAGATTATGAATTTCAGTCTCCTCATAAATTAAGACTTGATCTTCAAGATCCGTTTTTAAAGGGATAGCTGGATTGATTCCATCTAATGTAACGACGACTCTATAATTACTATCAATGTATAAAATATGTGCCCCTTTTTCTATATAATTGCCATCCATATCACAGGCGGATAGCATAATATCTTCACCATTTGCATAATCCAATTTAAGATACATTTGATTGGGTTCTGATTCGGTAATGCCTTCTTTCCAGATTTTAATTTTCATCATGTTCATCCTGTTTAACTCCTAGGGTTTTTTTATCAAAATTAGTGTCTTTTTCTAAATGATAAATACTGTCAATATGTCGCCATGCATTCTGAATGAGTGTCCATCCGGGTGATGCATTAGTATAAAAACTGCTTAATGTGTGTAGGTCACTTAAGACTGTCTTTAATGTCTGTAATCTGTTTAAATCCATCATTACTCTTCCTTCTTTATACCTAAACGAACACTCAAATTTATAGCAAAATCGTTTAAATCTTTTACATTTTCTTCTAGTTTAAGTAATCTTTCACTGATTCTCACCAACACTCGTTCTAGAATCTTTTCTACTAATTCTACTTTTACGAGAATTTTTTCTTCATACTCTTTATTAAATGCCATTTTCTGTCCTATTAGTTTATTTTATTTTCTATATTTTTTATAAGTGCTGTGAGTTCTCTATCTATTGTTTCTAGGTTTTTTTCTAGTTTAGAGACTCGTTCCAGATTCTCTACCATTGTTTTTTTGAAAATTTTATCTAGTCCTATAATCATTTCTAGCATTAAGTCATCGTTTTTTTTAGTTGTCATTTTTTTGTCCTAATAGTTAATTTTACTTTCTATTGTGTCTAATCGCTCTTTTATTTTGTTTAAATATTCATCCATATTAAATAAGGCATTTTCAATACGAGCTGTTTCTTTTTCATACATAGCGCTGTATTTACTGTAGGATTCTTCAGAACGTCTTAGAATAGATATGCTATCCATTAATATGTTTATATTTTCATTTTTTTCTATAACTAGGTTTTCTAGCTGTATTAATTTTTTATTCTCCCAACCTAAGACTTCTAATACGTCTGTTTTTAATAAATACAGTTGTTTATTTTTTGAGATTTGTTTGCATTTTGTTATGTCTATGATCATATCTACCTGAATTTTCTAAAATATATAAAAGTTGTTTAAGAGTTTAAGGATTTTTCTAAAAACCTAAATGTTAAATAGGAGTTTAAGGATGCAGCACACCTTTACATTCTTTAATCTCACCCCTGCATTTCCAGATCCTATCCCCCGCTCCATGCCACCCCTGCCCCGTTTGGAGCCTCACCACGCCACGCTGCGTGGGTTACATCCCACACAGTCTCGTTAGTCTTAGTTGAGTCTTGATGCTTATCATCTTCAATCTGTTTGCATTCCAAAGTATCGTTAGGATCATCTTGTTTAGTTGGTATCTCATTGCTTCACCTCGTTAGTTAATGTATGAGAGTATTATAAATATAATGTATTACATTGTCAATACATTATATTATATTTTATTACATTTATATTCACAAGACGAATCAATAGCTTAGAACTCCTCATACGCTTTGCGTGCTTCAGTGAGCTTATCAAGCGTTGCATTCACTGTCATGTTCATGCGTTTCTCAGGTGCGTAATCACCTTGCATCTTGTTTAGCTCAGCCATAGCCTTAATCGCATCCTTATAGTATGCTCGCTTAGGCTCTGAGCCATCTTTAGGTATCACATCATAGATAATGCGTAACAGTATGTTAGCTTTATCAGTGAATGTGATTGCAAGCTTATCAATCTGAGCGTTTTCCATTTTCTTATAAGCTTTAATTAAGCGATCTTTAATGACAGGTTTATTCATTAAGGCGCCCATTTGAGTATTAGCATAGCTTTCACTATAACCAGCATGTAACGCAGCTTGATAAGCATTAAAACCATTCTTGATGTATTCATTACAGAATGAATATTGCATTGGCGTTAAAGGTTTTCGCATCATATTGCAACCTTACTGAGGTATTATACATATTATGATCTACTCTCAAAATACACTAACTTCTATTAACTTCACTTAACTATAGGTAATTTCATCTAAGCCACTTTCTTTCGCCTACCCACATTAACCCGCTTAGCCAGCTTCTTAGCAATCTCACTCTGAAACACTTCATGGCTTGGCTCGTCGCTATATTCAGTAATAACCACGTTTGGTGTAACCTCAGCTTCAACCTTCAAAGCCAACCGCTCAACAAATCCAACCCCTTTACATCCAAAGCAATCCACACTCATATTGCCTAACCCAATAATCTTTTTCTGTCCTCTACAACAGCCACACTGCACCAAATTACTCATTATTATCATTCCATTGATTAATTCAAGCGATTATAACTAATCAATCAATAAGATACAACACGATAAAATAATGTCACTTATCTATTGCTATTATATTATTAATGTATTATATTAGCATTTCATTAACATTATATAGGACAAACAACATGACTACTGAAACAATCGCACAATCAGATCGTAAGGCTAAGCTAAAAGAAATATTAAATGAATTAACAGTGGGCGAACTAAGAACGATTGAAGACTACGCCCAAAAGCTCCGTATCAGATTACAAGACGAAAACCTTAAATACTTCATTAACGAGGCTTAATATGAAATACAGACTATTCACATACGATCTATGGGGCAATGATAAAGACGGATATCAAGTTAATGATTATTATTATCAAGGCATTTATACATTAAATCTCGATATATTAACTGATAAAGAGATATTTAAGGAAATAGGTATTAAACCACAATCTCAGAATCATGTTGAATTCGATCCTATCGGAGATGAAAACACCTTGTACATTATCTCTAAAAAAAACGGCAAGCCTATATGTGAACTACGAAAAGAGGAGTTAATCTAATGAAACTAATCCGCATTTCAGCTAACACCCGCGAGCTAATCATGGGTGAAACACGTAAGCTCTTTGCTCAGCTTACAGGCAAAAAGACGTTTAGTACTACCGATATGCAAACCATGCAGAAACTCGGCTTTGAAGTACGTTTCTCTAAGCAAGTCAATACTATTGAAGAACTAATAAGGGCATAACATGAATTATAGAATCTATCTTAAAACCCCTGAAATGAAAAAATACGGCGCTATCTCAGGCGGTGGAATAGCACACAATCTTATTTATGCTGAAATGTGGGAAGATCAAACTACTGCCCTTCTAGCTTTTGCGGGATTAGTGCGTATTAATCCAAGTGACTGGAAATGGCAATTACGAAGTGTAGATCAACATATCATTAAACAAAGTGAGGCTTAAATATGACACGAACGACAATGAAACAACTCAACACTCTAATTGAAGTCATTAACAAAGAGGCTAAAACTCCTCTTTCTTATTGCGATAGAATCAATGATCCTCCGTTTAAAGCTAATGTAGGTCATTATCATATAGATTCAGCTTATGGTGGCTATAAACTTGTGCAAACTGTTAACGATTCTGGTGGTATTCGTACAGTTACACATTCAGGTTATATCACTAAATCTAACTTATATAACGAGCTTTACGCTTTTTTATGTGGCCTAAAAACGAGGGAAATAGTATGAAAGTAATCCGCATCTCAGCCAACACTCGCGAACTAATCCTAGATGACCACGAAACACGTATTTTAATAAGCTATTCAACACCCGTGGCAATTCGTTTTCCAGACGGGATATTCGCCTGTACCGTTAAAAACTGGTCACCTACTACAAAGCGTCAAATATCAAAATGGTGGGGTACTTTACAAGTTTCTAATTCAGAAGATAGTTATTGGCGCAATACAATTCCTCAAGAAACTTTAAATGAATTACTTTATGGCACCCCACTCTATAACGAAATAGGCCAGTGGAAAACCTTAAACTCGCAAAAATATCCCATTAAATCGATTAACGCTCAATTGAGGGCAAAGTAATGAAAAAATCTCAAAAAATTAGAATGCAAAATTTAGTTAATGCTCTTAAAAATGCTGGAAATGGCGAAATAGTATTTTCAGCTTTACATTCAGTACCTACTGAAAATCTTGAAGATATAATAGGAATGATTAACGCTATCCTATTACATAGACGCAAAGAACACGGAGAATCGCATTAATAAATAGTTGCATTTATATTAACATTATATTATAATATATTAACATTACAGGAAACGAACATGACAATTAAAGAATATATTCTCGAAAATCTATCCCCTGACGAAATTCAGGATGTCGCTAAACATGGCTGTTCCGGTGGCGTAGGTGGTTTTATCTATTACCATGAAACATCCGAGTTTCATGACAAATTCGAGGATGAAATATGGGATCTATTATGGAATGATGCTGATAACCAAGGTCTCACCATCATTGAATTTATAAAAACATGGAGTGGTCAAAAAGATGTTGGCTCTATGGCTCAATTTAAAAACTTATTATGTTGGTATGCTGTAGAGCGTATTTGCGCTGATCTTTATGTTTGGAGTGATAAAAATGAATAATTCTTTAACAATAGGACAAATATTAGTTTTAAATCATATCATGAGTGATTATCCAAGGAGTCATAACTTTGATAGTATTTTATCTATGATTGTTGCGAGCGATGATAATATAACAATCTGGGAGCCATTCACTCATTGGGAAGAAACAGAGCTTCTTGGTTTTATTAAATCTCTTTCTATCGATATTGACTCTGAATTAGAAAAAAATAAACGAGGCGAATATACCGAAAAAGAATTCCAACTTATATTTGATGATTTAATGACTTTAGCTAAAGATGATCTAGCTTATTGCTACATTAATTCTATGACTCGCGAAGATATAACCCATTATATTAAATGTTTAGAGGATGATGAAGAATGAGAAAAGAACTATACAATATGATCCATGGCGATAATTTAACCACTGAATTAGCGGTAATCGACAATATAGCTCGTGAATTACTAGAATTAAATATCAATATGGCTCAATTATTAGAAACATTACAACTAATCGCTATTAAAATGAAAAACCATGCTAGTGAGGATGTTTAAATGATTATCTGGTATCAAGTTTACGAAGAGGATAAACGTGGCAGCAATAAAGAACATACACTCGCTTTTACAGCTTTTAAATACACTGCCGATACTGTAGCGCGTTACTTCCCGTTATCTAAAATACGCCGTGTAATGCAATTAAATACATGGGAATGGAATGAAAAATCTACTACAGACGAGCTGGCTCAAGCTACCTATGATGCATAAACATAAAAAATGTAAAACTCATGGTATTTTAGATGAAAAAGACATTGCGATTTATTCATCAAAAAATATTTCTAAAAAAACAGGAAAACCATTATTAGTTAAATTATGTCGTTTATGTAATATTATTAAAACAATGAATTTTAAAGCTAAGAATCCTAATGCAGTTTATATTTATAATAAAAAAACTGAATTGAAAAATCGCGAAAAACGTATACAAAAAGCTTTGCAATGGAATAAATCACCTAATGGAATTGACTATCAAAAACAATATTCTAAAAAAACAAAAGAGACACTTCATGATTCTTATATAAAAAGATTATTACTTTCTCAATTAAAAATAAAAAAAAGTAAAATACCACAAGAATTGATACAGACAAAACGTGCATTAATTCAATTAAAACAATTAATAAAAGATAGGACAAAATAAAATGAAAATCATAGCTTTAATTAATCAAAAAGGGGGCGTAGGTAAAACAGCGTGCGCTTATAATCTCGCTTATTGTTTTGCGACAAAATCAAAACGTACTTTATTAGTCGATCTTGATCCGAGTGGCAATGCAACTAAAGGCACCATTCCAGATACTCACTTAAAAGATGCTTATACAGTCTCAGACGTTATTTTACAGAGAATATCCCATCCATCCCGTGCTATTATGTCAGTCAGTGATAATCGAGAAATAGCTCAATATTTATCAATTATGCCCGCACGTATTGATTTAGCTATGGCGCAACGTGAAATGAGTTCACGGCCTTATCGTGAAACTCTTTTATATCGTCAACTTCATAAAATAAAAGATCAGTTTGATTATTGTTTTATTGATTGCTGCCCTACTCTTGGCGATTTAACAGTGAATGCAATTTTAGCAGCAGATAAAATTATCGTTCCTATTACTTATGAAAATGATGCATTAGAAGGTATGTATGATTTATTTGCAGTCACGCGTGAAATAAAAGAAAACAGAGCGCATTCCTATCATATTTTACGCAACCAAAAGGATGTACGAAAATCTAAAACGAACGAATATATCGAAGCCAAACTATCTGAGATGATGATTTATGACCAAATTCTGAAAACCATTATTCGTCAAGATGAAAATATCAATCAAGCGAAGATCGAAGGATTACCCATTTTTCTTTATGCACCGCATTCTAACGGTGCAAAAGATTTTAACGCGTTAGCAGAGGAAATTATATGTCTAAATTAAAAGGAGTTTCAAGCATGATGACAACCAGTAGTCCCAAAGATGAAAAAATAGGTTTAATGAGCGAATCGAAATATCTCACTAAAACATATCGTATTACTTTAAATGCAGTCGAAGCACTAGACGAACTCACCGCTCGCTTATGTCAGGAAGCACGCATTAACATTGCAAAAAGTAAAGTATTAGAACTCATTATTTTTAATGCGTTTGATAAATCACTTGATGAATTATTAAAATAACTTATCAAAAGTAGGAAGTTTAATTGCTTCCTACTTTTAGTTTTTCCTGACTACTGCCAAAATAGTAACTCACAATCATGATTAAAATATCTTGTAATCGTGCGCTAATAATATCATCTTCTGATCCAATGTGTAAAAGACAATAAATCTGGATAACTGAATAAATAATCAAAAATCCGATAGCTAAAATTGATGGTACATAGTAATCCGCTCTATTTTTTTTAAGAGCAATAGGCTCTATTAAGCCATCCATTAATGAATTCCTTTTCATCGTGAGAATTAGACACAATCAATCGATAATATCCAGCACGCTCCGAACGCAATGCTGGCATAATCAAAAACCCACAACGATCATTAATTGCTTGTAATGTCGTTTCACCCAGTATCCCATCATCAACTAAATCTCTTTTTTTAAGAACTGCCCAGCTTGCACGCTGTACACATTTAATCGCAGGAGCCACACCCATTGAAACCGCCATATCGAATATATAATTTCCATGTTCCTGATTCATTATTTTTTCAAAAGGCGCTGCACTCCAAAAGTACATAAAATAAATGAGTTTCGCTTTACTTAATGTTAAATCACGAATTGTTTTTTCGTTAGGCTCTTCAAAAATACTGATTTTTGTTAATTCTAAAACTGAAAGACTTTTTAAAAATCGTAATGAAATACCAAAATTTGTAATGCCCCCATTATCATGCGGATTTTCAACTATTCCCATTTCATTCCGTAATACATAATTGACAGCACATTCAAAATCACTCATCTTCAACATCCCTATTTGTTATATTAATTTGCATAGTAGCACACACTCTCTCACACTGAGAACATTCATACCAATCGTCATAAAGCTGCGCAGAATAAATCGCAGACGCAGCAATGACCTCCGCATGACAGCAACGGCTTACAATCATAAAAAATCCCTTCCTAATGATTATTAATATATTACAATATAATATTATTATAGTATATTATATTGTATTATCTTTAATAAAACGAAGCGCATCATCAATAGATCGAATAATACACACTTGTCCTTTCCAACCTGCATGAAACTTTTCCTCAGCCGGAGTGAGCTTTTGCTGTGACTTGAATTTTTTACCGTCTTTCACTTCCCATAAAAAGTTTTTTCCAAATAAACCAACAATCAGATCTGGGGCACCTTCTCCAAATGAGCTTATATTACACACACTCGCTCCGATTGTTCTTAAAAATTTCACTATCTCATTTTGATTCGCATCCACTCGTTTTGCCCGCATAGTCAAACTCCATTTGACAAAAAATTAATAACCTTGAAGGAATTTTATTTTCTCTTCGATAAATAATATTTTATTTTCAATGTATTTTTTCTTCTTTTGATTTAAAATGATCGTACGTTTTAATTTGCCTTGAAGATCTAATATTTCTTCATAAGTCCAAATAGGCATTGTTAATAATTTTCTAAATTTAAAACGATATCTGATTAATAAAAAATCATATCTTGATAAAAAAGTTAAATATGGCCGATTACTTAGCAATCCATTACACATCAAACAAGCTCGAACAATCCATCTTTTTTCCTCTTCAAAATATTCTGGATAGGAGATTGGAGGAATATGATCTTTAGATTGTCCAAAACTTCCACAATAAAAACATTCAGAATCATAAATGGAAGGATGGTTGTGATAAAAATGAACAACTTTACTTTTAGCCATAAATTTCGCTCCTACGCCGTTTTTAAAGGAAGGGTAGTTCGCACCTGAAAAATATTCAAACGTTCAACCACGGTCAATTTTGGTGCCTTCTAGGCATATCCCTGATCCAACTTCCGAAAGCTTTTTCAAGTTTTCCCAATAAACCTTACGTTGTGCTTCGGTAAGCTGCGCAAAACTTACCTTTTTTTTGATAAGCTGCTTTTTTTGGTACCACGCGTTGATTCGATTGTTCATTTTTAATCCTTTCCCTTTTGTAAAACTCCAAATTTTTCGATAACGAACGCCAGCAATCCAGTGCTTTGTCGATATCGAATTTTAACACATTGTTTAAATATTCATCAAAGTAATTCAGATCCTCATGATAATGCTCAAAATAAAACTTAATGTGACTTGCTATTTCGTTTTTCTTGCATATCCATGAGGGAGAGCGAAGTTCTAGCAATCCTTTCTCGCTCTGCCCGTTCCCTGATTTCCTTATCTCGCTCATAGTCTGGGTGTCCTACGCCATAAAATTGTACAGTGCTTTTGATTTCAGTGTTGCCTTGACCCCTGACACCTGTGACATACCCCTGTGGTTTTTCATTGTGCAAATAATTTTCATACTCTGCATTCCAATCTGCGCTGGTTCCGTCTTTGGATTTTTGGATATTTTTAAATTTTGCCAAAAGGGTTTCTGGGGACTTGCCCGATTTGGTTGAAGTCTCACGAATGAGCGCATTCAGTTTTTCATTGGGTAAAAAATAATCAGAGAGTGGCACGCGTTTTTCGCGTGCGCGTTTCCTCTCTTCTTTCTTTCTTCTTTTTTCTTCTACTTCATTATATAGGGCGTTGCAATCTGCTACGCGACTTGGAGCAACTTGCAACGCGACTTGTGTATATTGCGTAGCAGATTGCAACGCGACTTTAGGATCATGTAGCAATTTGCTACGCGACTTATCCACAGAAAAAGATAAGATTAGGTCAATATTTAAACTATAATGATTTGTTTCATCATGGGTATAATGATTAGGTTTTACGATTGAAATGAATTTTTTATCTTCTAATGTTTTAATATGTCTACTAATTGTCCATCTACTAACACATGCAAATTCAGCAATAATATCCATTGAATGCCAAGTTATATTGTCAATATTTATACAAGAGAGAATAATAGTTAAGATATATTTTTCGTTTGCAGAGATTAAAGTAGCGGGAATTTGACGAATAGCATGTAAAAGTTTAATTGAATTTACTTCTTTTTTATTCTCTATCATAGCTATCCTTGTTAAATTTAATGATTGCTTTTTAGAGTAAAACCATTAAAATTAACAACGTCTGACCAAGACTATTTTTTAATGGTGTTTTGCTCTGAAAATGGATATTTCCATCGGGGGAGAGTTATCTAGGCTCTCCTTATCGACTGTCTCAAATACTAATATTAAACTCAAGATAAATCCAATGACTTTTAAAGCAATGACTTATAGTCATTTTCTGGACATAAAACTATAGATGATAAACTGGGGAATGTGATTTAATTATACACAAAAGAAATTGAAAGACAAAGAGCTTAATAAAGATTAAACTCTTATTGTCCTGTTCTGTTAAGTTATAGGTTTGCCAGTCTTTCGACTGGCTTTTTTTTATCTACGTTTATGATCTAAAGCTAAATTCGGCTTTTTATTGTCATGCTCAATTAAATTACCTTTCACTTGTGTCAACATAAACGGAATCTCAGGCTCAATCCCTACCATTCGTGAATATTCAAGCTGGGTTTTAATCGTATGAATAACGCTATCACAGAGCTTGCCAGTGGCAGCAGCCGTCGCTGTGTCAATTTCACCATTCGATAACCGCTCTATCGCCATGAGTGCATGATCTCGTAATTCTGTAATGCTTTTAATCTTACTATCATCTTTTGCCATTTTCTTTCTCCTCTATGTAATTAAAAATAAATTCATCTCTTTTTCGTCTAATACCACGATTCAATACCATAACCGCTCTTTTTGCTTCAACTAACTCTTCAGGAATATCAGCTGATTTAAGCCCTGTTCTATATGCTATTTTTCTTTTAACATAATGATTAGTTAACTCGTCTTGATCCCGTTTATTAGCGGCCTTCTTTTTAACTAATCGTTCTTCTATTTTATGTCTTAGATAAGCATTATCTATAATATGTTTATCTAAATAGGATATTTGATACTTCATATAAGATTTTTGTTTCTGCG